TCACACAATGCCGCCATCATCATGCAATCGGGTAATAGTGTACGTAAGTAATCCATGAACGGTGACACCATCCAGCGCCTCGTCTTCAATGGTTTCACCGTCTTCCGTTATCAGCGCCCCGCGCATCCATTTTGCAAACTGCGCGCGGCCGTCGAACGTGGCGAGAACGGTTTCACCCTCACCCGGCCTGGAAGAAAGGTCAATCACCGCATACCCGGTGTCCGTCTCGATGATCCTGCAATTTGCGTCCATCTGGCAAATTGCGTCAACGGTTAGCGTGCGCTGAGCATAATCAGCAGCTGGCGATGGAAATCCCATTAGTGGATCCTCCCCATATTTCTCAACATCCAGAGACGGTTTTCGCTAAAGTCCGTCGTCTTGTCCACGAAGTCGGTTTGATACTGCTCTATCCACGTGTTGGCATCCTCCTGGCTGAAATGCCAGTTACGAGCTGCCAGCTCTCTTATAAAATCGGCTGTGCGCAGGTATTGGTAGCCCTTGGGGTTTTGCTGTATGGAAGCCACAAAGGCGGTATGTATTTCGTACTGGCGTGGCATAATGTTCATCTCAATAACACTGTTCATATATACAGTATTATTTATTGACGGTAATGATCAAGAACCTTGTTTCAACTGGTTTACAACCTCCTGAAGATCAACAATTTGTTTCTTAAGCGCCAGGATAGCCTCATGATGAAGCGCGGCTGCCACCCCTGAAGTATCTGGGCTGAGTACGTTTTCAACCAGCGTGCCATCCTGCAGCGTCCTGTCACCTGTTACAAAAACATGATCCGGGAATACTTCCTGCACTTCCTGTGCAATAAAACCAATCCCGGGAGCGATTCCGTCGAGTCGTTTCCATGTTACACCACGTATTTTCTCCATTTTATCCAGCGGATCTTCTATACGTTTCACCGCTGTCTTCAGGCGAATATCTGAGTTGGATATCCATGATCCAGAGGCTGTTGCAGAACCATTACCATTAAAAATGAAGGATGCACCTGCTGCGGCTCCTGTACTACTAAACACAGCAACACTCAATTCTGCATACGATGTGGCCTGACCCCACGAGTATTTTGCCTGCAACCCTGCTACAACACGTTCAACCCCATTAACTTGATATGCAGACCGCGCCGCACCACCAGCAACCAAAACGCCAGTTGTCGGATCGGACGTCGTTTTCGCTGTACAGGTTGTTGAACCAACGACAGAAACTGAGGAAGTTATTTCACCACCCGATTTACCTGCTACCGTTCCAAATCGTGAATCATCACCAGCAGCAACCGACCCGGATGTTGTACCCACGTTTCGGGTAGCTGAGTTACCTAACGAGCTGGTGTCGGCTTTGTTGTTTAGCTGCGTAAGAATGTAGTTCCATGACGGCCCGGTATAGGTGCTCTGGTCTGGCAATTTGACAGTGATCGTACCGCTGCCGGTGAACAGTTGCTGCCAGTTCTGTTTATCGTAATTCAGTCCACGCAATGCTTCGGTGCTTTGTGCAACAACAGCAGCTGAGATAAGACTCATCGCCACACGCGGAATGGCATACCAGGCAGCCCCGGATTGCGCTGGCGCAGTATACTTTGTAACAAGAGTCAGCGATGTGTCGCTGTTTACGGATTTCACAGGAAGCGAGTAAGGGATGCCGCCAACAACGACCACCATATAATCGTTTGCAGCAAGCTCGGCCGTGAACAGCGTGCTAAGACCGACGACTTGATCTGAATTTGGTGTAAGGCTGACCGTTCCTAAAGACATATATTCTCCGGGCAATAAAAAAACCCGGCGCGCGGGCCGGGTGTGGTTAATACATTGAAGGGATGCAGGGGATGCTGACAGATGTCAGCCGCTGGCCAACAACAGAATATCTGTCCGTCCAGGTTGTAGATGTACGACCACGCCCACATCTGACTGCGTTTCCGGAACGGACGATCCCCGCCCATTTAAGATAGTCCCAGCCACCCGATGTTCTGCTGTCGTAACCGTACCGCCCGAGCATGATCATGCTGTCGCCAATATCCGTCCAGTTCCATGACGGAACAAACGAGGCGTTACGGTAAACAAACGGGCGTCGTGTAGTGGAAAAAACACAGGTACCGTTTTTGAAAATGTTGAAGCCTGTTCCCGGCGTGGGGATGATTCCACTGGCAAAAATCGCTACCTGCAGGGTTACCGTGGCTGCCACATCATCGCCATTTCTCTCCTGATATGCAGTGACATTCGCTCCGTCGAATTCAACGGTCACACCGTCAGCACTCCATTTAGCGAACACCAGATACTGATCGCGGGAAACGCCCGTATCCGGTGTGGCCCAGCTTCCTGTAAACGTTACGGTTCCGCGCCAGACACAGGAGCCCACCATCGTTGCATCCGTTATTGACAGAAAATCCGTGCTGTCCTGAATCAACAGCCCCTGCCCCTGCGATGCCGGAAGGATTTGCCACACAGCAGAATTGAACGATTTGGCCCGGTTCCAGTTGTCGCTCCACCAGGTGTTCAGGGTAATGACGTTGCCGGATACGGAATAACCGGACAGCATCCCGATGGTCGGGATCAGATTTGTGCCACGGTACGTCATATAAACGGTGTTACGTGGCAACAGCACAACCTGACTTCCGGCTACATAGTTAGGGATCTGGTACTGATTAACGTCAAATTGTTCAGGGATAACCATGCTGAAAGAAGGACAGCGAAGACCGGCTGTAATTTCCATGCGAGGCCCGCCGTCCTTCAGGTCGATAAGTAAACCTTCAGGCATTACCATTTCCCCACGCGAATCATGCCGCCACCGGTCAGGTTAACGGTAAGGCCATTATCATCGAGCACCACGGTGTTATTCGTCCCGTTGAAGGAGAACTGACCGCTGGTTGCATAGACCCTGCCATGAAATTCTGCATCGCCGCCTTTCCCTAGCCGCCAGCCGCTGACGCCGGGCACGTAGTTCGACGACTGGAGCGTATCCGTGATTTTGGCGAAATCAATGGATGCCTCCTGTATCAGCACGCTCCTGATAAATACCTGGCCGTTGTAAACAAAGAACGCGGCCTGCCAGTTGCCGGGATTATTCCCGGAATAAACACCGAACTGGTCAGCGGCGACAACGACCGTCGATTTGTAGGCGCTGCCGTCTGGTTCTATCGACATGCCAAACCCGGCACTGTACTTCACACCATTGCGGACAATACCGAGGTTAGTGACGTAAGACGCTTTCGCTGTCCCGTCGATGTTAACTTCAGCGGTCATTTTCTGATTAACGGCAGCAACAAGGCTTCCTGCCGGACCTATCTGCGCCTGTACGTAAGTTGACAGGTCGGCCAGCCCTTTTTCGTTACTGGCGACCGTCGTCTTCACAACAAGAATATCGGCCCGCACCTCACCATATTGCTGATACTGATGCTCAACGGTGCCATGCACCGCCAGCGCATTCTGCATGGCGGCCTCAAGGTTGGTATCCACCCCGTTCTGGATATTCTGGAACGCGTCAGAATTACGGATCCCGTCATCGATGATTTCAATCAGGCTCCCGGTATCCATTGAGCATTCAGCGGCGACAGTCACAAACGCTGATGTGCCGAAGGCGTTTATGGTCCGGATGTACCAGTAATAGGTATGCCCGACTTTGAGATCGTGTTTCGTCCAGGTCGTTCCGATACCTTCCCGCGTGGCGCCATTTTCCACCGTTATATCGCTGGCGTTTGGCAGCGGTGTTTCTCCTGACGTCCAGAAATCAAACTGTGTGGAAACGTTGACCAGATCGGCCAGCCGCGGGATCAGTGTGATGGCAAAGAAACCCTGTTCGATATCCACCCGCGACGGCGGTGGCGGTGCCTGAATATTAAATTCGAGGTATGCCTCCGGCGACTCCGCGCCCATCTGGTTAACAGCGATGACATGCGCGGTGTATGTGTTTCTCGGCAGCCCGGTCAGCCGGGTAAATGATCCAGGAACCTGCACAGACAGCACCGCCGTTCCGCCCTGCCGGATGATCACTTTGTTGTAGGCAAACTGTCCGACGTTCTGCCATGACAGCACACCCTGCACCACCTGCCCGATCTCCTCGACGGTGTATTTCAGGTTTTGCGGCTGCGCCACGCCGCCAGCGGGTAACTGCGTGAACGGCGGGCGCACGATGGGTTTACCAATGGCATCTCCCCACACGTCGGCGGTTTCCTGTTTGACCGTGAGTTGCACACCATTACTGATGCCAAACTTCCAGTCTGTCACGCGCATTTCAACGCCGGTGATGCCAAGCGACGGGAGGCTGACTTTCACATACATGCCGGGGCGATAGCGGTAGCCGCTCAGGTTAAGCGGGATATTCATCGTGCGGGAAATGCGCGTGCGCTTCAGCCGGATATCCGCCAGGCGCTGCGCCTGAAATTCAGAGGTTACAAAGCGAAGCGGCATATCCTGAGATATCTCCACCCCGTCCTCAGTTACCCATTCAGCAACCGATACAGACGGGAAATCAACTTCAGAATAGCCCTGCAGCGGATCAACGAAAGTGCCTTTCACCGTGTTCACCCGGTCTGTCTGAGCCACCTCCGGCATGATTTCAATATCACCGGCGATCTGATCTTCCGTGATGGTTTCTGTAGCCGGGCCGTAATATGCCCCGACCAGAATACCGTGTTTACCCGCCGTGTACGTGGGTTCTCCGGCGCAACATACCAGCATGGCTTCAAGGATACTGGCCTTGTTTTCGCTGAGGTCAAACTCACCATTAAGCATGTAACGGCGTTCTGAGGTGCCATCGCCGTTAGCGACAATCTCATCGCTGATGTTTGCCGCTTCCTGAAACTGATCCCAGTTGATATCGGTATCAGGCACTTTGAGATAGTTACGGTAATAGTCGAGAATGCACAGCGCGGCATTATTGCTGTAAGCCGTCTGCCCGGTGCGCGGGTCGTAAACCTTCCGCCCGAGTTTTTCGACCTTGATATTGGGGATACCTGCCGGGAACTTCTCGGCATTGAATTTCATGGAAATACGTAACCATGAAATGCCCTTACCGATCATGTCCGCTTTCCACGACGGGCAGTTAGCCAGCATGAACGGATCGGCGGTCTGCCGGTCAATGTGTACCTCATGCGTGACGCTATCACCGAACGTGCCAATATCATCATCGGAAAGATAGATCGCGCCCGTTCCGGAAATGGGATGCCCGGCGAGCGTGATCGCCATATGCAGCCATTCACCATCGGTCTGGGAGCCAGGCTGTTCTTCTGAAAAGAAAAGCGTACCGGCTGACATTGTACGACCGTAAACCACGGTTTTCGGGCTGGAGGCGGCACGCAGCACCTGCTTGCGCTCAGAGGTATCGCGATACGCGTCAATCGACGGTTTCTTTGTCATCAGCTGGGTTGCCACCTGCGCAGCCACAGTGATGGCGATACCGATGGCATAAGCCCCCTGTGAAGCAGCAACACCTGCGGCAATGGTTGCAACGATTGGGATCGCAGCTGGCATTATCGAACCCTCCACACACTCAGGGGTTTCACCCGCAGGCTGACCAGCCCGGCACTACCCGGCACCCACACCACGCCGGAATAAACCACACCGGCGCACCGGGCGCCGTTATTCTCCACGACTGCGATATCCCCGCGCTGCGCCAGTTTCACCGGCACTTCATCAAGGAATCTGCCCAGCACCTTTTCCAGCGTTCCGCCGTTGCGCAGCAACACTTTTTTTGCCCCTGTATCCGTGTGGTAAGTACCGCGCAGATCAGCTGCAAAATCCTCGCCGCACATCGCCAGAGCGCAGTCGGCCGAAAAAAGACAGCAGTCATTTTTACCCCATGAAAAAGGCCGCTTTTCAGCGGCCTTCATCACGGCGATTAATCGGTTATGCCAGTCCGGATGCTTCATGCGTCCTCACGAATAAGTAAAACCCGGAGCATCTTTCTTGCTGCCCCAGTAAATTGAACGCTCCGCCATCTGCGCCACGTAACGAAAAATACGGTCGCCCGGCTGCGTGGCCTGGTGGGATTCATCGGTGTAACGATCGGGAAACGGGCGCTGCCAGTCCTCAAAGATATTGCTGACGGTGTACTGCAGGGCGTTTGTTTCACCGGCGGTAGCACCCGTACTCGATACTTTGCCCTGAAAAATCATATCCGCCGCGCGCACCACGCCGCTGTCATCCATAACGACAAGGTAGATATTCGCCTGCCTGCCAACACACCGCTCATTCAGCGTGGTGGAAAACAACGAAAGATCCAGTCCGGAAAGCGTAAGCTTTAGCTGCGCCGGGCTGGTCGAATTGGTTTCACCCACATCATCAACCGCCCCCATTTTTCCCATGCCGTAATAAACAAAACCGTTCAGGACAATCGTGCCGGTACCGGAATGTACATAGACGGTGCCCGATTCAAACTGGATATTCGCGGCGATCACCGCCGTTACCCGGTCGCGTGACAACCAGTCCACCATCGCATCAGAAAACGGGGAATACAGCATTAAAACGCCTCCTCAAACTCAATGGTGTAACTGGTAAAGCCGCCGGGTATCCGGCTGCCCGCCCCCTGCTGGTTGTCCTTCAGCTTAAAGATGCCGTAAGGATTCGCCACTTCAATCGGTGCGTTTGCCGGTGGCGAAATACGGAGCATTGGCGCTATCGGGATAATCGCCGTCATATCCGCCGCGCTGGTCACATCTGCCGTAACCATTTTCAGTTCGTCATTAACGGTGATGTAATCCCCGGCGCGCAGCACTATCACACCCGCCGTCCAGCCTTTGCTGTGTAACTCCGTGCCGGTCTGGTTTGCATCAGAAACGGTCGGGTTTCCCGCCGGCGTTCTTCCCGGCCTCCCCCAGTCACGGATTTTAACCCGGCCATACTCGCCATCGAGGGATGCGATAAGCGCATCAACGCGCCGTGATTTCTCGTCGGTGAGGTTGGTCAGCGTCAGGGAGCATACCCAGCGGGTACCGGGATAACGGACGGTCTGTGAAGCACCGTTGAAAGGGGATCGAAATGTTTTGGTGTTGCTCTCCGGGCGCCATGTCAGCGCCGCGGGACAGACATCAGCAGGCCATTCAACAGCCATAATCACTCCTTACTAAACGTTCAGCAAACGGCGCGCCTGCCCGCGGGTCTGGAAGTCCTGGAGGAGTTCCTGCCTTGCCTGTTTTGCGCCATCCTGTGCTCCCTGCCGTGCGGCTTCCTGCATGGCCTGTTTAAGCGCGGTATCGCCATTCCCGGAAATACTGAAATGCTGATGGATAATCGTACTGCCACCGCCGGAGTTAGCCCCCTGAGCGCCAACCATTCTGACACCAAGGGAACCATCCGCCGAACGGGTGAGCGGCATGATGGCTTCCGGTCCTGCCTCGCCCATCAGCCCGGCTCCCTTTGCAAAGGCAAAATAGGTCGGGGTATTCACCACGCTGTTGCTGTACGCACTCAGGCTTTCGGATGCGTAGACGCCACCTTTCGCATTTGGCCGGAAAGATGGCACGGCGAAAGACTGGCCAGCACCGGTTGAAGAACCTGAACTGCCGCCGCCAAATAAACCGCCGAACATTCCGCCAATCGACGAGAAGAGACCGCCGGAACTGGATGCGGATTTCAGGCTATCCACCAGCATGGCGTTAATCAGTATTTTCTGCATCGAGCGGAGCACAGAATTAGCCCAGTCATCCCAGCTGCTTTTGTTGCCAGATAGCGCATCGGAAATGCTGCCAACCAGCCCATCCATTGAGGAACTGACGAGGTTTGCCGTCTGAGATGCGTAATCAGAAGCCTCATCTGCCCAGTTAGAAAAACCTTCCCTCATTCCTGCCCCCCAGTCAGCGCGCTGCGCATCAGAGGCTTCATAGTAGGCCTGCTGATCACGAAGGCGCTGATCGAGATATTCTTTGTTCAGCGCAATCCCTTTTTCATAAAACTCCTGGCTAATTTCTTTTGCCTGATACTGCCGCAGCAGATCGGTGTTCTTATCACCGAACTCTTTACGGATGCTGTACTCTTCCTGCATCCTCTCACGCAGGCGGGTTCCCTGCCCGTACCCTGCAAGTTGGGCCTGATTTGCGGCAAGCGCAGTTGCATTGGCATCGGCCAGAGAATTCTCGTATGCAATAAGCTGCTGTTTAATTTTGGTCTGATCAATCAGGGCGGCATTCTGCAGAAGCGTCTGTTTTTGCGCATCGCTCAGCGTGGACAGTTCCCCCTGGCTGACCTGATATTTCACCTTAGCCAGTTCGGTATTCTGCCCTTCTAATGCGATTTGCTCCTTCTGCTGCTTGATCAGCCTGTCATAGGTATCAACGGCCTTTTCTTCATCGGTTTTCGGCCCTTTAGGTTTCTTCTTGTTAGCCTCGTTATTGCGCCACTCTTCCAGACCATTATTGATAAGCTCTGCTCTGTTGGTCTGGAATTGAGGATCCGCAGTGAGCCCCAGATCATCAGCTGTGTATCCAAGCCGGGTTCGTTCTTTTGCCTCGCCTTTAAGGCGCGAGAGAGCAAGCTCACGGCGACTTTTTTCAAGCGCGTCTATCTGCTTTTGCGTGGCTGTGGCTTGAGGAACCCGCAGCGGTGTGACAGTCATTCCCTGTCTGGCCATCAGCAACTGGTTTCCCAGCCCAAGCAGGCGGTTAAATTCAGTATGCTGACCGTTCATTACAAGCATCGACTGATAAAGCGAATTTTGTCGCCAGGCCTGCTCACGAATTAACTCGTTACGTCGACGTTCAATTTCTTCAAGTGATTGTTGAATTGTGCGAGACTGCTCCCGCATACCATTCAACTTGCCCTCTTCGACCGCTAATTGATCCGTAACAATAGCTATTGCGCTTAAAATATTCTGCTCGTTTTCACTGGTAATTCCCGGCTGGCCACGAGATTTATTGAGGTCTTCAATCTGTCTTTTTAGACCGTTAACCTTCTTAGCCTGCTCGTCAATTAATCGGTTTTGCTCAACCAGTGCATCTACCGTTTTTCCTCTATTATCATCAGCATCAGTGAGTGACATTTTCGATGTTTTATCCCTGATGACATCGATCTGTCTGGCATATTCCTGCGCCGAACGTCTGGCTTCTTCCTGGTTCTGATACATGGTGTACCAGGCACCCGCACCAAGCATCAATGCACCTGGTATTCCACCCACCAGCGACAATAGCAGGCGAGCGCCGCCGCCTATTGCACCTACGACGCTCGTGGCTCTGTTCACTGCCTGATGAGACGCAGCAACTGCCATATTGGATTGCGTAGCTTTAGCATTTGCCGCAATCATCTCACTACGCTTTTTAATCAGATTGTCGGTTGCCAGAGCTTCCGCATTCGAACCTTTCGCCACATTGGCCTCAGCCAGCGCGAGGTTATAGGCCGATTTTGCAGCCTCAGCATCAGCTACTGCTTTACGTTGCACCTGAACAGCAGCGTAGTTCTGGGCGTCAGCCAGCGCGATGGCGTCTTTTCTTGTTTCAATTAGTTTTGCTGTTGCACTGGTGGCGCCATTAATCATGTTCCCGAACATACGACTACCACCCACAGCCGCGAGAACACCTGCCACAGCGGCTATTTCACCGATATTATCCGCCAGGCTGTCCAGCCCACCGGCAAGAGCAGATGAGGCACCAAGAGCATTGTTAGCGCCGCCAACCCATGCCATAAAGGCGTTTTCAACCTTCTGCGCAGAACCGCTGATGCTGGCTGGTAAGGTGCCAAACTCCTTACGCAATTGCTCGACATTGGTCAGTAGTGGGATGATCTTGTCAGTAGTCAACTGGCCATTGTTTGCCATATTACGCAGGCCACCAACGGTGGTGTGTAGCCCGTCAGCAAGTAATTTAGCAAGCCGCCCACCGCTCTCCATGATGGCGTTAAACTCTTCTCCGCGCAGCACGCCAGATCCCAGCGCCTGGCTGAGCTGGGTAATAACGGAACTGGCTTCTTCCGTACTGGCACCGGAGAGTTTCAGCGATGTGGCGACTGTTTCTGTCACTTTTGCCACATCAGAAGATGCGTATCCGGCATCACGCAGGGCTGAAGCGATACGAGAATACAGGTTCGCGTTAGCCTCAAAGGATGTTCCGGTGCGCTGGCTGATATCCATCAGAGCTCGCTGTGACTCGGAAAAGTCATCTGCCCCGGTAGATGCCAGACGCAGTCGCCCGGATAACTGATTCCAGGTGTCTGCATAATGAATAAGTTGACCAGTGGCAAAGGCACCAGCAAAAGCGCCAGCCAGACCAGTAGCGGTTGCCTTTACAGAAGCCAACTCACCATTTAAAGCTGCTAAGGCTCGCTGCGATTCGCGTGCGGCTGCTGCTGATTTTCTGCCGCCACCCTCCATCGTTTTATAATAATCAGCCCCCATACGCGATGCTCGTGCGATTTCAGACTGAAATGAACTGGAATTTGCGGAAATTTTGATAATAAGTTCGCGGAGCGTAGCCATATTTCACCCAATAAAAAAACCCGCTAAAAACTTTAGCGGGTTTATTGTGTTTAATTGAATTTAAAAGGCCGTTGGGGAAAATCGATAATCACCGTTGGCGCCATATCCAATTCTGTACATTAAAGTTTTACCAGCTACAACATCGGCTGCAACTTCCACCATACCACCAGCGCACCATCCGTGTGGAGTTGCACTTAGCACGTGCCGTCCTGTATTGGCATAAAGTGTGACCTTCTCTCTGGTGTTTAAATCCGCGACGGGATTTCCATCAAAATACACGCTGGTAAGACATGCGCTACCCATAAAACCGGAGTCACGCTTAACTATTATTATTCCAGCACCTTCAGTTTTATTGGTTATATTTTTATTCCAAACTCTTTCTGGAGGAACATTAGATGCCTGTTCTGTCCCAACTGGTTGAGTAGAACACCCAGATAATAAAAAGAAAGACGATATTAAAATTATGTATTTCATATAACGATCCCTCTGTCAGAAACAGAAGAATCCTATTATTTTTTTATTGTGATGTCACTTAGTAGCTTCTGTTAATGCTTCCTCAAGCCCAGCGAACGGATCTTTATCTTCCGCATTCACATCTCCCCCCCACTGCAAAATAGCATCGCTAAGTGGGACTTTTGCACCCTGCGATCCGTAAATGGCCGAGACAATCTGCGCCGCCTGAATATCGCCGCGGATATCGCCGACAGGACTTTTTCTGTCGTACTCAATCCACATCATTAGCTCGCTGGCTGACATGTTCTGCCTGAGTTCTGAAAGCGTGCGCCCCATGCGGAGCGCAAGCGACATCAGAAATTTTACGCCGGGGGTAGCGACTTTTCCTGCGCGTCTTCCGCTGACGTGATGAGATCAAGCGCCTGTTTAAGCAAACGGGAATGTACCGGCCCATAAATCTGGCGCACTTTCTCTTCATCATCAACTGAGAATACCGGCTGTTTATCTTCATCACAGAGAACATCAAGGAAAAGCGCGACGTCAGCTTTGAGATTACGATGAGCACGCTCTGAAACAGAAAGTTCCTCATCCTCATTGCCAGTCTTTGCGATCTCCTGCCAGCGCAACCATGCTTCGCCGGAAGGTTCGCGCAGTACCACTTTCGCGCCACTCCACTCCGGTACTTCGACAGTTTTATGGCGAAAACCTGACAGCTTAGCCAGAGCAAGCTCTTTAATAGATGACATGATAATCCTTACGAACCAGGTTCGATATTTTCAGGCTTGCCTTTCAGGCGAAGGGAGAATGTGGCCGCAACCACGCCGTTAGTACCGGATGACCACGTGTGCTGTCGAATTTCAGCCAGGAAAGTGAAACCTTTACCGGACGGGAAAATAACCTGAAAGGCATACGTCGTGTCATTGTCATATGCATCACGCAGTGCGTCCTGCGCCGGGTTTTTATAGAAGTTGCCGGAGAGAGAAATCTCCGACTGTGCGGGCAGGCCGTTGATATTTTCCTGCTCGGTTGAGCACAGGGTGGTCACGTCGATATCCTGCTTCTGACCACCGGTAAACTGAATTTCTTTGATCGTGCAGCTAAGGTCAAGAAAGACGGCGGTACCCATCGTTTCTTTCGTTGCCGGCAGCGAAGAAATCAGGATCTTCGTTAACTGCGATTTTTCGTAAAGTGAGGACATAGCTGTCTCCGGGCATAAAAAAACCGCCTTCCGGCGGTCATGGATTTAAGGGATTGGTGGGTTACTGAAGAACATGGACTTCAAGCGTTGCCCGGTGCAGGCCGGTATCTTGCTCGTAGCCGCCTGTTTTGCTCATCTGAGTTAATCCCAGCGGCATCAGCGCGGCAATAACCTGCTCACGCAGCGCTCTTGACTCATCAACGGTACGGGAATACACGTCGACCTGAAGCGCGCTGTTCTCTTCAGCAGGGCCGCAAAAGGTGTCGCCATAAACCTGATCCACCAGCGTGAAAGTGATCCACGGAGGTGAAATGGATGGCTGGCCCTGCGGGGTAAGTGGCGCAACATAGGGATAAACCTGCCCACCCGCCAGCGCGCCAATTAGCGAATAAACATCGGCCTCGGTCATTTTGACAGCGCCTCATCAATCGCCTGATTCGCACGCGCAAAAGCGGCATTTGCCGCATCTTCCTGCCTGGCATCATAGGCCGGGCGAATAAACGGAACGGGCGCCATATACGACGTGCCAAGCTCCACAAACTTCCAATAGAAGGCATTACGCGAATTGCTGGCTTTCATTGAATTATCACTGTTACCGGTGCGCGGATTCGTACCACGAACATGCACACCGGATGTGATGTTGCCATTGCGGTCACGCTGCGTGATCACCACGATGTTTTTCTTCAGTTTACCGGTGTGTATCGGTGCGCGCTTAACTGCTTCATCTTTAAAAATGGTGGCCGCCGCGCGCGTGGCATCGCGCATCACCTTGCGGTTTTCCGCTTTGCTGAGAGCAGCGAGATCGTCCGATAAATCAAGTAAGCCGGAAAAATCCAGTCTCGTATCGATCACGGTTTCACCCCCTGCTTGCACAGAATTTCCAGTTGAGAACCCTTTGAATCCGCAATAGGTGGCGCGGCAACATCAAGGATTTGACCTTTATAGGGGCCGGTCAGCACCTTTAGTTTTGAGGCAGCGGTGATATCGGTGCGGAAGCGAACCCATACGCGGATCGTTGCTTCCGCCATTTCAGCCCCCGCTGAGATTTGCTCTCGCCCCGTTACACCTTTAATTTCTGCATAAATATCGCTGCCATCATGCCAGACAACCTCTGGCTGGCCGGACGGGGTTTTGATGGTAGTGAAATTAAGAATACGCACACGCTGGTTAAGTCTTCCCGCCTGCATGGCACCTCCTATAGACCATAAATCCGGTGTGGCTGTAACAAAGCCTCTACCGCCAGTGGAATTTCGGATGTGATATTGCCGATATTTACCGCTTCACGGTTTGCATACCAGTGTCCAATCAGGAGCAGCATCGCTGTGCGGATATCGTCATCGAGCAGGAGACGATCGGCATCATCAGCAAAACCAGGTTCATCATTTGTTTTGTAGAGCCTGCGGCGTGTCCAGGTCTGAACGTATCGCGCCGCTGCCCCGGTGAAAATTTCAAGCAGGTTATCATCGCCTGTAAAATCATCATCGATTCGGCAATGCCCGCGCACCACGGACAATTCAAGGAATTCCATCGACTCATCGCCTTAAAGAAAGGCGGCCCGCAGGCCGCCGAATACCTTAGCTGCCTGAAGCGGCAGAAATAGAACCGTAGATGAACGATTCCGGGCGTTTCACCGCCAGCGCCAGACGTTCTTCACAACGAATCGAGATCATGTTTTTCTCGAAGTCGTCGGCGTTCTCGGTGGAAATCACCACGTTGGCATCTTCACGATCGAAGATCTGCGCACCGGCATTAAACGCACCCGTCAGGAATTTACCGATAAACTGCTGCGCTTCGGTCGCCACTACCGGAAGCCCCCACAGCGTCGGGCCTGTCAGTGCTGCCGGGTTAGCCAGGATATAGCGGCCCAGGCTGTCTTTTGTCAGTTCAATCTTCGCCCAGTCAATGAAGTGCAGGACATGGCCGGAAGCCGGGAAACGGGCAAGCTGCGCCTGCAGCATGGCAAGACGCAGAATATCAATCCCGTTCTGATGCTCCACCTGAAACGCCGGATCAAACGCTGATGCCTGCGGGACGATGCCATGCAGGTGAGCGCCGCTACCGTCGCCGAAAAGGATTTCCTGCTCTTCGGCATATTTCAGGCCGTAACGCATTTCGGCATCAATGGTCGACTGCAACTGCGCGAAATCGTCCAGGATCTGTTTGGAGGCTTTGAACATATGCGCGACGGTAGTCACCGGTGTGATTTTGGTGGCAAACTCGATATCGCTGTACGGTTTGGCCGTATTCTCCGGAACAACCTTCGCGTTGTTGGTGAAACCAGTCTGTTGCACCCAGAAAATAGCCGGTGAGGTGGTACGCCCGGGCGCAATCAGGTCGCGAATGAAAAGACGCTGTTTCGGCGCGGTATCAATCCCCGGCAGTCGCTGCGGCTCGACAACGCGATCCGGCAGGTCAGGGGAAGTGATCGCGGCCTTCACCGGAACGCTGACACGTTTGCCACCTTCCGCGCTTGCGGCAAAGGCTTTTAACGCCTCGGAAGAAATCACCTGTTTACCGACGGTTTCAATAACGGTTTTTGCATTTGCCAGCGGCATCTGCGCAACCTGCTGCTCCAGCTCACCCAGGGCAGCTTTCAGGGTTTTCTCAGCCTCTTTAAGAGCGTTAAATTCAGAAGCCATCTTATCGACGGTTTCTTTTGTTTCAGCAGACAACTGCCCGGTTTTCTTTGCTTCAGTCAGTGCTTCTTCTGCTTTGGCGTTGAATTTACTGGTGGCCTCTTCAATGCTGGCAGTAACTTTTTTCAGAATATCGTTTACTTCAGACATAGCGGATCCTTATTTGACTAACGCAGCCAGGGCGTTTTCAAGAGATGAGATGGTTTCTGGTTTAATGTCGTCGGCAGCGCCCGGCGTACCGTCAGTGGTGGTGGCAGCGCCAGGCATGCCACCTGTTAAGGCTTTAATGAGTTTCCGGCGCTCAGCGCGCGGGGTGTTGGTTTTCGCCAGCAGGGCATCGAGTTTGCGCAGCGCCGCCGCGGGAGATTCGTCTTCGGTGGAAATTTCGTCGGCAGAAAGCAGGCCGTCGGCAAAACCTTTATCAACTGCCTCACTGCCGCCGATATAGGTTTCGCCATCCATCATTGATTCAATGTCAGCCGCTTTCAGGCCGCTGCGCGCAGAGTAGATATCGGCCATCGCTTTATCAAAGGGCGCCATTTCAGTAGCGACTTTTTCCAGGTCGTGCCGGTTTCCCATGGCGACTACCCAGCAGTTGTGGATCATCAGGAATGCGCCACGCCCGATTTGCACTTCGTCACCGGCCATCGCGATGATGGATGCAGCAGAGGCAGCCAGGCCCAGCACCTTCACCGTCACCTTGCCTTCGTAATCACGAAGCAGGTTATAAATCGCCAGGCCTTCAAACATATCTCCGCCCGGTGAATTGATATTCACGGTGACGTCAGCACCATTCATGGAGCGCAGCGCGCCTGCGATACGGCTGGCAGAAACACCGTCTCCCCAGTAATCCTTCCCGATCACGTCAAAAATCGAGATGCTGTTGTCATCACTGCCTGCAGCACGAATGCCGCCGTTCCATCGCTCCAGTGCAGATGCCGGGAGATCCGGTTTTTCGCGCGCAAAAGGCCGCCCCTCCGGCGCCGCCGGAAGGCTTCTGATTGTCATGGGTTCTCCTAGGCCGCCTGTTTCAGCGGTGACTGTTCGAAAGGAATATCGGGGAATACGTGATTATGGAGGCTTCGCAGTGCCATAGCCTGAGCGGTTGTGCTGCTCTGTTTCAGATCTTCAAGCGGTGTCAGGTTGAGTTGAACCGTATAGATATCACCGCCTTCGATAGGCGGCATATTCTCCAGCCGGCGAACGTCGTTACGCGACATCCAGCCATTCTGCAGCGCACTGGTGTAGTACGCCGCTCGCCCGGCACTGTCGGCACGCAGCAGACCTTCAACACTGAACTCGGCAAAAACATCCTCTTCACCTCCCAGCAGACACCGTGAAATTTCCTGCTCGATATTAACCAGTAACGGACGCAGCGTGTGGGTCAGGAACTGGAGGTTCATCCCCTCCAGGCTCGATGCCCAGCTGCTTTGTTTGGTGGTGTGCCCGACCATGAAAGGTGGCACGCGAAACCAGCGGCAGATCTCTTCTATGCTGAAGGATCGTGATTCAAGCATCTGCGCGGCTTCCGGGTTCATGGTGACATTCTGATATTTAAGACCGCCTTCAAGCACCATGATTTTTCCGGCGTTTTTCGAGCCGGTAAACGCCTGCATGTAACCCCGCAGGCGCTCACGCTGATCCTTGTCCAGTGCCTGCTCAGCTGAAAGAAAGCCCGAACTCTGTAACCCGTTCTCGAAAATCTTGGCGGCGGACTCTTCCACCGCCATCGCTGCGCCAATCACATCGCGCCCGGCCATCATCGGCATCATGCCGCAGACGCCATCCAGGCCAAAGCCGCGGATATGCATCAGGTTCTTTTCCGGGATCACGCGCTCTTTGCCGTTTTCGGTGTAGGTATATTCCAGTCGCCCGGTATCCAGACGTTTCACCACCATGTTCTGCGGAAGAAGCGGAACCAGTGAAACCAGCTTGTTGCCGATATACAGCTTCTCAATGAAGGCGTTACCCCGCAGGCAAAGACTGGCCACCAGCATCAGCATAAAGCGCGACGGTGTCATTTCGAGATTGGGCTTCCGGCATAAAACCTGATAAACCTGATTGCCCTGTGCCAGCTTTCGAGAGCCATCTGCCTGCCGTTCGTAAATTTTCAGCGGCAGGGTTGAAATGGACTCGCTCAGCAACCGGACACAGGCCCATACCGCTGACAGCTGGATTGCTTTGTCAGCCGTCACCACCTTTCCGCTGCTGCTTGTGCCGTACCATTCCTGCCAGAACGTCCCGGTGGTAAGGCTGATGGGGACGCCCAACCAGTTGAGCAGAGCGCTTTTCACCCTGCCCGGCTGCTTATTTTTATTCATCAGAAACCTACCATGATGGGATTTTCAAAGAAGCCGTTAAGATCCTGCCGGGTCTCCGGCAACATGGCGCGACCAATATCCATGATCAGCGCAGTGGCACCGTCAATTTTGTTTTCGTTGTGCTCCTTTATGGGGCGAACAACGTCATCGTTGCCCGGCAGGTGTTTACCCACCACGTTGGAAATACACCAGGTAAGAATGGGATGGCCATCGTGGTGAAAACGCCCCGCCTCGATTGCCGCTTCCAGTTCCTTCATCGGATCTGACATGTTGGTGTAGTTCTGAATGATGGTGATGGGGCTTAAACCTTCGTCGGCCAGATGATGCGAAAGGTTGGTTGCCCCGTGGGGGTCAATAGCTGATTCCTCCACCGGGTTTTGCCTGTTAGCCGCCTTTGCCTCTTCCAGAATGACGCGGTAATCAATTTCAGCGCCTTCGGTAATTTCAAGGTGCCCGCTGTTCACCCATTTCTGGAAACGTTCTGCGGTACGCTGCTGATCCGTATCCGTGCTGTAAACCGTGTCATACGGCACCCAGAAGCGTGGCGCCACGCAGTAGTAATGTCGTTTCCCGTCAATGTCGCGGGTGAAGAGTCTCACCATGCTGTTCATATCCAGTTTGCGCGCAAGGTCAAAAGCCAGATAGCAGGGCTGCCCCTCAAACTGCTCGAGTGTGAGAGTTTCATCCTCACAGTTGCGCCAGCTGACCAGGTTGAAATATGCCGCACGGGCTGACACCCAGATATTCAGGTGTTTTGTTTTGAACACGTTGGCCTGGCGGGCGTTGTTCATAGCCCTTTTCTGCTGGCTGAGCAGGAAATCGCTGTAGACCGATACCCCCATGTTTGGGTTTGCCTTGCGGAGCACCTCCGGATCCGTCCAGTCATCGCCCTCATCCACGGTGTAGATCACACCGAAAAGCTCATCGTTCGGTACCGTGCCGTTAAGCATCTCAATCACTTCACGCCGCTTGTCGTAGCATGGCCCCTCGATGTTGTATCCCGCTGTAGTGATTGCCCACATCAGTGGCTGGCGCCGGGCACCCATGCCGGTCAGCATGGTGGTGTAGAGCGCGTCGGTATCATGCTCGTGATATTCATCGACCACGGCGCAGCTGGGCGACGAGCCGTCGCCGGGGTTCCCGATCAGGGGTTCAAAGCGGGCACCATCCTCCGGCCTGTTCATGTTTGAAGCGTTCACCTCGACGCCAAACGCATCGCACAGCGCCGGGGTACGTTTGCACATCAGCCGGGCCGGGCGGAAAACCTCCCAGGCCTGTTTTTCTGTCGTGGCGCCGGAATACACCTCCGCGCCGAACTCGTCATCACAGGTAAAGCAATAAAGCGCCACCCCGGCAGATATCGCAGATTTGCCATTCTTGCGGGGGATCTCTGTATAAACCTCACGGAAACGGCGCAGCTTAGTGCCTTTTATCACCCAGCCAAACGCCGAGCAGACGATAAATAGTTGCCAGGGCTCCAGTGTTATTGGCATGCGTTTAAACGCCCATTCGCCCTTGGTATGCGGCAATAGCTGGATAAACTTTGCCGCCTTTTCTGCCAGATCCTTATCAAAGCGGTAACGGAATTTCCGGGTTTTCTCTTTTGCCAGATCATCAAGATGGCGCTGACAGGCGTCGATGACATACCGGCACGCCGTCACCCTGCCCCGCACGATGTCGCGGGCATACTGATTTGCGGCGTTCACGTTCGGGTAGGATTTACGGGTCATAAATTTTTGAATGGGTTATCAGACTGTTTTTTGTTTGCTCCGATAAGGCGCTGGCGGCTGCTCGGGTCGAGCCCCAGCATCCCGCCAAATGATGCCATCTGGCGCATCGCCTCATTGAGCACCGTCAGTGCCGGGTTTTTTATCGGGCCGCCCATTGAGCCAGCCATGACGATCCCATGTTCCTGAATATGCTCCTGCGCCTGACGGGAGTTCGAATAGGCGATACAGAACATTTCAAGGTTATGCAGATCGGTGGCGCAGAGAACCTGCTGAGCACAAAGCTCTTTTGAAACCATGCGCCACATCGTCGCGGCGTTATCGTCCAGCCACTCCGGCGGCTCAACGCCAGTGATCGGCGTGAATGAAGGCTCAGTTTTGTTGAGGGCGCGCTTCCCCGGATTGCCCGCCAGCAACTTCCTTGCAACAGGCTTTGCCCGGCGCCCGGATCGCCCCGTCGCTCCAGCCATAGACGCTCCGGTTAATTTTTATATTTCGCGGGTGAAAAAATCTGACTGAGGCGGCGGTCCTTAGCAGGCAACCCTCTGAACTTTTGCCCCGCCCTCCCCCTTGATGAGAATCCATATCATTCACATCGATATAGTTGCAAATGCAATTAATTTATTGATATCTATTCTCATTTGAATCTTTCGCGCCCCGTCTTCGAACGGTGGCATGACCAGCACAGGGCTTCGAGATTGGTCTGGTCGTCTGTGCCGCCGTTAGCTTTGGCAATGATATGGTCGACTGTCTTTGCCGGTGCTATCAGCCCGTTGCGTTTACAGTTCTGGCACAGATGTTTGTCGCGCTTCAGCACCTCAGCCCTGAGCACGTCCCACTTGCTTCCGTAGCCACGCTGGTGGCGGCTCTGCCCGTGCTGATGCTGTTGCCAGCCTTCGTTGCGGTGCTGGTCACAGTAGCCTGAACGGTCTGTCGTTGTTCCTGAGCAGCCACGCTTGCGGCATGCTCGCGGTATCGCTGCTGGCATTATGCAACCCTCCATGCCCGTCGCCGTTCCGTCCGCACCTCACCATCGGGATGGCGCTCTACCGGTTCACCGTCAGCGTGATCAACAAGTGACCAGCAGGGGTAGACCACCGGCGCACCCCATGCATCACCCAGCGCGAAGTCAGCAGGCTTGCTGCTGTCCCAGCTTGCCAGCACCCTCGGTAGATGCTGAGGCGGCACGCTGTAACACACGCCATGAATGAGCTGCGGCAGCATGATGTAGTCGGCTCGCGTCCTGTCGGCGGCAATCAGGCGCTCGGCAATCTGAGCCTGATACTGAGGTGGGCGACCAGTACCAAGATAGAAACTGATCAGGGAATCTGGGTA